GCGTGATTTTATTTTTGTCAGTAACACCATCAACAGAAACGATAATTGATTCAAGATAACTGGTAACATTGCCTGACTGTTGGATTCCTAGCGATTGGAGTCTTTTACTTTTAACTTCTTGTTCTTTTTCATCGTGACCTGTTATGTATTTATAGCGCACAACTTTTTTTGTAACAGGCAAAGTAAACTCGAACAAGTTCTGACCTTGAGTAACGGGTTCTTGTTCCAGTCTTTTAATAGGTAAGTTTGACAAATCAATATCAACTTTTTCATTACTTCCGCAAGATCGACAACGACTTCCTACTGTGTAAGTGTTACCATATCCCGTAATTCTTATTGCGACCATAATTGCGTTTCTGTCGCCTGTTATTAAATCCTGCACGTCAAAAGTTTTGTCAATAAGGCAAGATTCGACAAGTTTTGTTACGACGTTACCCTCCTTTATGTAAGCTTGACTCGTTAAGATATCTTCTTCCATTGCAGTCATTGCCTTAATTTGCACTGTTGATCTGTTGTACAATGTAGAGTCTGGATTGTAAATTACACCATTAGATGGTAGTGGTATGCTTTCAACAGGTGTCACCCAATCAAAAGCATCTTTCATAACGTTTGATGTTGGCATTTCATTCATATACTTGTCCTCATAATAAAAAAGCTTCTGTATATTCTACAGAAGCCTTATATATTGTTAACAAATACTTTGTGTTAGAATTGTAATACGCAGTTGTCAACTTCAAGCGTAAGAGATACCTTCATTAAATCATCTGAATCATAGCTTAAATTACCAAATGTTGCGTTTGTAATTAGAGCTCCTTTTATATCCCATAATTCAACAACAGTACCGATCGGATCAAGCATTTTTAGCTGCAAATCTCTCTTGTAAAAATCAGCATATCCAGCACGCCCAGAAACAGACTCATAATGCGTTCTTATCCACTCCATAACTTGCTGTGCACCTGAAGGTGCAATTGGATCGTGCAGTTCAACATTAATACTGCTGAAAACACCCTTACCGTTTGATATGTGACGATAACTATTAATAAACTTTATTTGTGTACTGCCAACTGCAATATCAGGTCTTTTTGTCGATGTTACGAGGAACGCGTCAATTCCTTCAATAGCAAGAACCCATCGATAACCTCTTTTCGGTTCAAACTTATTTGGTAACATATCTGTAACTGAAAGCGTTTCTGCCATTTTTTTCTCCTTAATCTATATTATATATCTGTTCACTAAATATTTGAACCGGCATTTGTTACAACAAAATCAAGTGCAACAAATTCAACTGAGCGAGTTGGCTGCAAAAAGATTTTACCTCTAATTGTGTTGTTTTCAACATCAGCCTGCGTTGTTGTAGAAGTATCAATAACTGCTTTAAATCTATCAACACCACTTTGTTCTTGAACTCTTTGTAGAATTGGATTAACAAGCGCAGTAAACCTTTCGAGTGTTTCTTCTCTATTTGGTTCAAACAGTAATGAGTTAGCTACATTTCTTACTTTTCGTCTGACATCGATAAGTAATCTTCTAACATTGATGCGATCTAAAGCAGAATTTGCTGCTTGTAGAGTTTTTTGACCCCATATTGTTATCCCAATACCTGGAAATTCTGCAATCGGGTTAATGTCTGCTTCATAAAGATCATCTAAGTTAGTACGATTTAATTTGACTGAGGGCATTTCAACTGTGTTAAGTGCTCCACGTGTAAAGCCTGCGGGTGCAAACCAGGGGTGTGCAACTCTATCATTTAGAGAATAAGCACCAAGAACAGCAACTGATGGTGGGACTTGAACAAGTGTATTAAGTGTTGGATCTGTCACAACTACATCTGGAAAATATGCTGCAGCAAACGAACTGTCTAAAGCTCTATTCTTAAACGACGTAACTGTATTTGTAACATGTGGTCGCTGTATTGAAGATGTCACCACTGTATTTACTTGGTCTCTTTCTTCGATATCCATTATGTAAATTGCGTCGAATCGATCTTCTATTTTTTGTATAGCAAAATCTGATACTGATGCGTGTCTAATACCAGGAATTGCTAAAACTTGCACATCAACGTCCGCTTTTGAACTCATAACCTTTGTTGCTTTTCTAAATGCTGAAACTGTACTGTCGGAAGTACCTGCAGAACTAGGATCATCCATTTCTCTTTTAACAGCTGTGTTTGAAAGCGCACTCTTTTCTTCATCAAATATGTTAACACCATCGAACCCACCTTGCGCAAAAAAGGTAAACTTTGCAAATTTAATGTTGCCTACTTTACCTAAGTCAGTACTGTTAAAGCCTCTTGTTTTGTTGGCAGCATTTACTGAAATACTTCCGTTTCTCACATAAGAAGCACTCAACCATTGTTCTGGATCAGCAAGGCCGTCAGAACCGGTTCTTACCTGAATGTTCTCCAGTGTAAATTTATTGTTGTTAAATCTATCACTATCTAGGACAGTATTGCTTACATCTGCTGTTCCAGGATTATTGCCGACAGAAAAATTTGGAAAGTCCGTACGATGATTTGGAAAATGCTTTACGTATGTGTTAAATGATTTATCAAACAAGCTTGGACTATTTGGTTCTGAATTACTTGTTTGTCTTGTGGTATTAGCACCCCAATAGAATCGAGCGTCTGATCGCTTTTTAATGCCTGATCCAACTGCAATGGTTTTTCTATATGGTATCGGTGGTTCAATAATACTTTGTACTAATGTTGAGACTATGTATGATGTGTCATTTTCATTAGAAAGTAAAGTACCGCTGGTTACCAAGTGATGAGGCCCTCTATATCCAAAAGGCAAAGCAGTCTTATCAACATTACCATTTGTAACATCATCAGACATCTCAACTCTAATAAAGCGTGATCTTACTGGATGGCTCCCATCAACAACTAATTTTTGATTTGCCTCAGAAACATCAAAATTAAAGAAGATATGCTGATCACCAATGACCCTGCCAATGTATCTGTCGGAGTTTGTGTCTAGAGTTAAACTTCTAAATGTTTCTAAAACCCTAGGTTCTTCGTCGGTATCGTTAAATTTTCTCACAAGCAAGTCGAAAGTACCGAAGCCATCAGTAAGCGAGTTGTTTCTTCTCATATTTTCGATTGAAAATTTATAGCGGTCAGAAACACCTGCACCTGCAGATAAAAGATGAATTCTAAATAGGTTTTTAGGTGATGCTCCAAAATTTTGTGATATTACGAAAGGAGTTTTTGCGTGACTAAATCTATCTGCAAAGTCTTCATATACAGGCTTGTTAGTGGCGGTCGATCCTCTGCCGACTGATGATGTCAGTAACAAAGCAATGTCTTCTTTTGAACTGTCACCAGCAGCACCTTTAGAGTAAACACCTGATTTTATAGCAGCGCTACCAGTAACCGCTGCTAAGTCTGGGTATATATCGTAATGTCCGTAGAGAAGATGTCCTTCTTCTTCTATTTTGAATGGATTGGTGTTAAAAACATTTGCAAAGTAATTTGGAGCAGTCATATCAAATGATGCAGTAATGTGAGTTTTCTTTGAAGTGTCTGCGTTTGAATATCCATTCATTAGCATGACAAATTCTTGTGTTGCTAACTTTAATGACCCTGTTATTGCGCCTTCTCTACCAACAATTACCCCGTTTGCAGTTGCAGCTGTGTTTGCCTTTGAAGGTGCATCGCTACCATTTTGTGCAGCATTACCACTTAAATGTAGAATTACACCACTCGGCGCAAGAAGAACTCCTCGAAGAATCGGTACTGCATGATCGCTATCAAAACCACCAGAAAAATTCACTATAGCTAGTTTGTTTTGTAAGTCGGCTGATTCTGTAAAGTTTCCATTACCACCTGAGTTGTTTCCTAAAGCACCCCCGGTTGATTGTGTAATTGTCACAACATTGTCTGTAGCAGTTGCAGTTATACCGATAGCTGCTTGGACGTCGACTGTGCCAATAACAGTTACTACTTTTGCAGCAACTGCGTTAGCAGCTGTCTGACGAGTCGAAGCATCTGAACTGTTAAGATCAGATGTCTCAGCTTGAACCCCAATTATAAAACGACCTGCAGGGTTTGTGGATCCATCGACTGTATCATTTCCAGTTTTAAATATAAAAGATTTTGTCACGCCTGAAGCGTCGGTTATTGCAAACTGG